GCCAACCTTCGGTTCGGTGCGACCGACGCGCACCTGGTACCCGACCTTGAGCGGCTGCCGCCAGAGAACCTTCGCGCCGTCGGGGATGATCTCGTGCATCACGCACCGGCCTTCGCCAGTGCGTGAACGCCGATGATCTGCCCGTTGGCGTCCCGGACGGGGGTGCCGTCCGGGGTGAAGAGGTCGACGGTCGTACGGCCCGCCCGCGCCGCGGCCTGTGCCGTGATCGTCGAGACGACATACCCGACACCGGATTTGGGGGCGGGCAGGCCGATGGGAGCCCCGAACTCCACGACGAAGACGGGGATGTCCACCCCGTCGATCACGAGCGGCTCGGCGGGGGTCTTACCGCTCTCCGCTCGGGCGATCCCGGCGGAGGCAGGGTGACGACGCGCCGATCGTGCTCGTCGATGATGTAGATGTCGTGCGGGGTCAGATTGATGACCTGCATGGTGTTTCCTTCCGTTGTGTGTACTTGCGCACCGGGGGAGGGAGTCGAACCCTCGTAGTGCAGTCGCCGAACCGACTAACCCCGGCCCTTTCTCGGCACCCAACCGAAAATCTATGGGAGGCTTAGACGCCTCGGGAGTAGTGCCGAATCTTGGTATCTCGGTACAGATTTTCGAGCCAGCCAGGCGAGGACTGCCGAACTACTCGGTGGCCGGACCGAACTCGGTAATCAAAGTCGTCACCATCCTCTCGGCGAGGAAGAACCTGCTCTCGGGCGGAACCCCGATCCGGGCCAGGTCCTGGTTGTAGGAGTCGATCTTGGCCTGAGCGAGGTGCCGAGTTGCGAACACGGCGATCTGCCCCGGATCGACCGGCCCTGACGGCAGCTTGTTGCCCTCGATCAGGAACAACCCGTTGGGCAGGCCGACCGCGAACTCGACAACCGTCTTGACCTGCGGCTCATTCTTCTTCATCTCGTTCTCCTCTGTTGGGTGCCGACCGGCATTGCCGGCCGTCGTGCCCTGGGCGGGAGTCGAACCCGCGAACTTCAACCACTCAGGGCGGTAGTGCTAGACCGCTTCTCGCAGGTCCTCGATGACCTCCTCGACGATCATGACGAGGTAGCTAAAGGGGTCGTCGTACTGCGACGCTCGGCTCAGCGCCCGGTCCAGCCGGCTGGCCAGTTGTCCGCGACCGACCGGCTCCTCGTTCTTTGCCTGTTGCCGATTGTCGTGCCGCTCTGCGGCTTCCACGGCCTCGGCGAGGGTGCCGAACCTGTCCTTCGTGCCATTGGGGTAGATCATCAGCCACTTCTTGCCCACGGCTTCAATCCAGTACTGGCCCTGGGTTCCCCGGGCCCCGTAGTAACCGGCTTCCAGGCGGTTCACTTGCATGTCATGCCTCAATTCTGTTGTCGTGATGGAATGTTGGGTGCCTCTCGGTACAAATGCCACGCCCGCCCCGGAATCGAACCGGGGAGAAACCATTCGGGCTGTTCGAGCTAGAGGTAGTAGTCCTCACGCCCGTCGTTGACGGGGTAGTCGTCCTCGGGGTAGCCGTCGTCTTCGACGTACCCGTCGTCCAGCTCCTCGTCGTAGTAGCCGGTGCTCTCGCCGTCGACTACCCACTCGTCGCCTGCGTACATCACTCGGCCCACCTCTCGATCACGTGGCCGTGCAGGTTGCACCTGTTCCACGGACCCGCATAGGGGCCGCGCTCGACCTCGATGATGACCTCGCCGTCAGCCACTTCGACTGCGGTGCCGTAGTTCCAGATGTCACCATCGGCACCAGCGCCGGGAGGCAGGAGACCGCCAGGTGCCTGGTGGTACCGAATCTTGTCCCCGTGCCGCACGAGCGTGCCGTCGGTGTACCTTGCCGGTCTGTCCATTACTCGGCCACCGCCTTGGCGTAGGCGTTGTCGATCCGATCGCAGCAGTCGTGGCAGCGGTAGGTCCGCATACCTCGATTGCCTTCTGACATCGGAATCCACAGGGCCGTACCCGAACACCCGACCGTTCCGCAGGGATAGCCGGGTGCCGGGGCGTGCCGGACGCCAGCGCGCCAGGCCAGCGGCAGATACCTGCCCTTGGCGACCCACTGGTCAAGCGCCTCGAACCGAGAGGCGATCTCGTCGAGCAGGTCGGTTACCTCGCTGGTGCTGGGGTCATCGACCCAGCTCGCGATGAGTGAGCGCAGCTCCTCAAGGGTCACGTCGGGGTCCACGTCGTCTTTCCTCTCTGTTGGGTGCCAACGCCTTTCGGCGCTCTGCCGCGCGTGAATGCGCGGCATAGTGCCCCGGCAGGGTCCGAACCCTGCTCACACCTTTCGGCCGGGGCCGCTCGTCACGGGTAGGTGACGAGCTGGTAGATCACGATCAGCCAGACGATGACCGACCAGACCACAAGGGCGACCTTGAGGTCAGCGACGAATTGGGAGTGGCAGAAGCTGTGCCACCGCTCGCGCAGGTGCAGGTTCATGTTGCTAGCGGTAGATTCCGCGAGCCTCATCGAACTCGATGAGCCTGCAACGCAAGACATGCTCGGTGATCGTCCACGTCTTGTCGGTCCAGCGAGCACGGTCAATGTCCGCGTCGGTGATGGACGGGTCCGACTCGGCGCGCTCGATCAGGTCGGCGAGTGCGCGCGCGGCGTACACGCCCTTTATCTGCGCGAAGTCGAGCTGGTGCCCGGTATCCTCCTCGGTCAGCCGACGAGCCCACGCCTTGGTGGTCTCCTTGAACTTCTCGGATTGCCACGCCGTGAGCGTTCCTACTTCGGCCTTGCGCTGCCGGTTGAGGCAGACGTCGATGTAGATGCGCACCCTGTGCGCCAGTCCTAGTGTCTGATCGGATGGCCGATCTAGGACCGTCGTATCCTCGACCTTGCGCTGCTCGCGCAGGAGGCGTTCGAGCCTTGCCTGTTCGATGCGCAGGTTGCAGATCAGTGCTTCGAGATCGCGAGCCGTCAGCGCGGTCTCGCCGTCCAGTCGCTCTTGCAGTTCGGCGATTTCTTCCAGGGTCATCATGTTCGATGATCCTCTCTGTTGGGTGCCAACGCCTTTCGGCGCTCACGCACGCTTGACGCGCGCGCTAGTGCCCCGACCAGGTTTGAACCTGGCTCGCACCCTCTCGGGCCGGGGCTGGTGGAACTAGAACTGCGGCGGGGTGTCGTCCTGCTCGGCGGCCCAGGGGTCTTCGGCGACCTGTACGGTCGCCCCGATGTTGCGAGGCATCGAGAACCGTACGCCCGCCTTGAACTCGGCGGTCGTCGGTGCGCGACGCCACTCGTCCCTGAACCACTCCTCGCATTCCTTGAGTGCGCGGCGGATGAAGTGCTCGTATGAGTGCCGCCCGTAGTACGGCTCTTCCTCGTACTGCTCGATGACCGAGTCGAACATCTTCAGCGCCTCGTCGACCCCGAACTTGCTCACGATCGTGTTGACGATCGGATCGAGCACGTCGGCCTCGGTGTCGCCCCATACTCCGACGGCGGTGCCGCGTGGAGCGAAGGACCGGCCCTCAGCGTCGGTATCCCAGTAGCCCATGTCGTGTTCCTCTTCCTGTTGGGTGCCGTCCCGAAACCGTCGGGACACGGTGAAGTCACCGGCGGATGCCGGGACCTTGTGCCTGGGGGGGGAATCGAACCTCCAACCTCCAACCGTTCAGGCGACTATGGGGACTTTGAACGTGATATTCTCCGTCCTGAGGGACACGTGTCCCTTGCCCAGGGCCCCCGTAGGTGCCCCCCTCAAGTCTTTTAAGTTTTCCATCCTGCCTGGTCTCACCTGGTCAATCAACCATCTATGGATACTCTCCAAAGTATGCACCCTTTCGTGTGTGATGTCAACACTTTCATATAAACAACCAATGAGCAAGCTCGGGACCACCGGCGCGTCGTAGCACTCCAGGCGTACATGGAGGGCGTTCGGTACAAGGACATCTGCCCCGCCGCCGGGGTGACGACCAGCGTCATCTCCAAGTGGGTGAGGCGCGCAGGCTTCCCGGAGCGCCAGAGCTGAAACCGCCCGCCAACGACATGCGTGACGGGCGGTAGGCAGAGTCGGCGTTACGGCTCTACTCGCAGCAGGTCGAGGCCCAGGTAGTAGGCAGCCTCGTACCCGTCGATGTACTTATCACCGATATGCCGGATGCCGCACATGAACAGGAATCGGTTCTTAAACAGCCGGTCCTTGAACGAGACGCTGAACCAGCATGGGTAGTCGTCGACACTGCCATGTTCACACAGCCAGTCCTCCGGGACGCCGCGACGGAGAATCCGCTCCATCGCCTTGATCTCGTTCCAGGAGTCGGTCTCCAAGTCCCCGGTTCCCTCCAGCCCGGCGTTGATCTCCTCGTCCTCGTTGAGGTAGTCGGGGAGCGGCCGGTACGCCAGTTGCTTCTTCATCGCCTCCTTGTCGAATACGTTCGGCGGCACCGGGTCCGGCGCGTGGAACTCCTCGGCGTCAAGCGGCTCGAACTCCCATCCGTACAGCTCGGACACGAACTCGCCCATCTTTTCGACGAACCCGTCGGTGGCCAGGTGGTGACTGCGGGGCGTGATGCCCAGCCCTTCGAGGCCGAGTAGGCGCAGGAACTCCATGAGGTCCTCGTCCCGATAGAAACAGAACGTGAACCAGTACTCGGCGTCGGTCGCCAGGGCGTACCTGTTCGCCCATGCCTTACTTGCCGCCGCCAGCCCTTTACCCTCGGCGTCAAATGCCTCCTTCTCTTCGAGGGTGTACTTCGAGTCGGCGGGCACCTCCTTGACCTTCGGTGCGTACTTCTTGGCGATAGCTTCCCGAATCGACTCCGGGTCGGCCTTCCGTGACGCCAGCGTGCCCTGGTGTTTGTATGCCGCGATGATCTCCTCGCGGCTCGCCTTCTTACGGTCGGTCATCCGAGATGACCCCCCCCTCCTCGCAGGATTTCGGTCTCCAGCATCGGAAACCAGAACAGGATGCGCTCGTAGTCCTCGGGCGCGTTACGCCTGATGGGTTCGAGGTACTGGTACCACAGGCCCTCGAACGAGTGATTCCACCACTGGTAGTCGATACCCAGCTCGATGCCGCCTTGCTTGACAGCTTCACGGACGTCGGCGACATGAAAGTCCCAGATACCTGAGATACGTCGGGTCTTCGGCTTCACCGGCCCGTGTTTCATGATCGCCATGCGCCGCATGGATGAGTCGGTGGCCCGGACGCCGTCGAGCATCCACGTGTTCGGCTCGGCATAGTTCGCACGGAAGACCGCGTCGTACTCGTCCTTGTCAGGCGCGCTGAGACGGAATGACTCGCACAACGCCGCCCGCTCGGGGGGTTGGTTGAGGTTGTGCTGCAACATGTCGTAGAACGTGTCGGCGGGCAGGTCGTAGATGTGTGTCTGGTAGTGCTGCTCGTACCGCTGGAGGTCGCTCTTGACGAATTGCAGGTCCGGCACCATCGAGTAGTGAACCGGGATGACTTGCATCTGACGTTTGTGCAGCTCGGCCCAGAGCGCGACTGAATCCTTCCCCCGTGAGAAGTTGAGAATCACGGGCTTTCCCTCCTTGGCGAGTTCGTCGAGGATCTGTGAACTTGGCTTGATGCCTTCGAGTTCCAGCATGTAAACGGACTTCCTTCCTGCCCCAGTGGGCAAACTCCATTATCCCACAGGGTGATGGATATAGGAAATAGCTCCCCTTCAATCGGGGGGGTTCGGGCGTGCTGCCCGAGAAAGTGGGGTGAAAACACGACGGCAAAGAGGAAGCGGAATACCGCAAGCCGAGTCGGAGGCGGCTCGGGGGGGGGGCGACGGAGTCCGTCGCGCAACCAGAAGGCGTCGGCGGGCAACCGCCGCCGTAAGGCGGCTGCGGCCAAGAGCGGCGCGAACACCCGTACTCGATACCAGGGCAACTTCCTCATCACCGAGAAGCAAAATGCCAACGGTGATGGGTGGACTGTCATCTCGCTGGAGGCCAGTCCTGGCCGCAACAACAAGGTGGCTCCGAACCAGAGCGGTCGTCCCAAGAGCCGTCGTCGTGGTAAGTCCTCGCCCGGCGCTCCGGCGACCAAGAAGAAGGGCGCTACTCCGGCGTCGCAGATGCTCGCCAATCTCAACGCGGGTGGCGCTTACAGCAACGTCACCCCACAGCAGAAGGCTGCGTCGCGTCGGAAGTACGGCCGGGGCACCCTCGCGGGGCTGTAGGTCAGCAACCAACTGGGCGGCGGTGGTACCCCGTCGCCCAGTTGGTTCGCCAAGAGTAGGGAAGCAGAAGCCCACGGTATGAACGAAGTTCCGCAAGTAATCAAGCTCTCCAGCGCGGCGAAAAGGCCCCTCCCCGACGAGGATTTGGTCGCCCCGGACTGGATGACCGACAAGGGTGTTGAAGCGTGGGAAACGCTTGCGCCCCTGTACAACCTGAGCAAGCACGACCTCCCCGAGTTCGTCGCCTTCTGTGAAGCGGTGGGCGAGCTGAACGAGTCGACAGGCATGATCGCCGAAATCGGCTTGATCGTCGTCGACCCCCACTCCGGCCTTCCTGACTCCAATCCGATTGCAGGCATCCGCGACCGCGCTGACATCAAGGTGGCTCGCTGGGCGCAGAGGTTCCGCCCCCAAGCGAAGGGGTTGTGATGGTCCTCAAGCTCTCCAAAGAGCAGGGTGAGCAGATTCGCGCACTCCATGCCGCCGGCAAAGGGCGCAACGAGATCACGCGGATGCTTGGCCTGACCAGCGCGAACGTCACCAACTTCTGCAAGGCGAACGGCCTGACCTTCACCTCCTCGAAGTCGCTGGAGGTCGCGAGGGAGTCGCGCTCGGCCGAGATGCGCGAGCAGCGCGCCCGGATCGCCAAGAACGCGGCTGACATTGCCGAACGCCTCCAGGCTCGCCTCATGGGTAAGACCTACAGCTACTACCACCACAACAAGAACGACGAGCTGGTCCGGGTCGAACTCCCCGAGGCTCCGCTGCGCGACATGGGAGCCGGACTGTCGGCCATCAACACCTCGATGGGCACACACCTGGCGATCCTGCCCACCTTGGGCTCCAAGTCTGCCGCCAACGAGATGTCGATGCTCGACCGTCTCAACGTGCAGATGAAGGGTGTGGTCAGCGAGTGGGACGACAGCGAGTCCGACGAGGACGATACGGAGATCGACGGCTAGTGCAGATCGCCATGTCGCCCAAGCAGATTCGGTCGATAGCCGAGGCCGACGGGCGCGTCAATGCGTGGTCAGGGTCCGTGCGTTCAGGCAAGACCGTTAGCTCGATCTTGCGGTGGTTCATGTTCCTGGCGAGCCCCCCCGAACAGTTCGGCCACTTCGTCATGGTCGGCCGTACCCGTGACTCGCTCGCTCGCAACGTCATCGACGTCATGCAGAACGAGCAGCTTTTCGGCAAGCTCGCCGACGAGGTGATCTACCGCACAGGCCAGCCGTTCGCGATGATTATGGGCCGCAAGGTCTGGGTATTGGGCGCGTCGGATTCCCAGGCGGAGAAGACTCTTCGTGGCCTCACGGTCGCCGGGGCGTATGTCGACGAGGTCACCGTTGTGCGCGAGGACCTGTTCAAGCAACTCCTCGCGCGTATGTCGGTCGAGGACGCCAAGATGTTCTGCACGACCAACCCTGACTCGCCGATGCACTGGTTCAAGGTTGAGTACCTGGACCGGATCGGGCCGGGGGAGGGTCAACTTCAGGACTGGTTCCACTGGCACTTCGTGCTCGATGACAACCCGCAACTTTCCGAGGCGTACAAGAACTCGCTCAAGGCTGAGTACACCGGCCTGTGGTACCGCCGCTTCATTCTGGGGCTCTGGGTGTCGGCCGAGGGCGCGGTCTTCGACATGTGGGACCCCGCTCAGTACGTCGTACCGTGGCGCGAGCTGCCGCCGATGCGTGAGCTGATCTCCGTCGGCGTTGACTATGGCACCACCAACCCGACGGCCGCGATCATGCTCGGGATGGGCGAGGACAACGTCCTCTACGCCGTCGACGAGTGGGGTTATGCGCCATCAAGTTCGGCCACGCGCTGGACCGATGCCGAACTCTCGAAAGGGCTTCGGGAATGGCTCAGGCAGCCGCACGTGCCTGTCCATCCGAGTACGCGGTACCGCATGGAGCGCGCGCCCGACATTGTGGCCCTCGACCCTGCGGCGGCGAGCTTCCGGGTCCAACTCTCCCAGGACGGTCTGCACACCTACTCGGCCGACAATGACGTGCTCTACGGCATTCGTGCTCTGTCGTCGATAATTTCGCGGGGGCGTATGAAAGTCTCCGACCGCTGCGTGGAACTCCTCACCGAGATTCCCGGCTACTCGTGGGACCCCAAATACACCAACGCTGGCATGGACGCGCCGATCAAGCGGAACGACCACTGGGTTGATGCCTGGCGCTACGCCTGTATCACCACCGAGGGTCGTTGGCGTCCGCACATCGACAGCACCGAAATCGAACCCGTCTTCCAGGAGAACTGATGACCGGCAAGAACTGCTCCACGCCTAAGTCTGGCTATTGCCCAGACGTGGCAAACAAGCGCGGCAAGCGGGGCCCATATGGACCTCGCGAGCCGAAGGACAAGCAGGAGAGCAAGCAGGAGAGCAAGTAGGTGCTCAATATCCGGCGCGACGCCGAAGACCGCGAGGACCACCCCGCTCTGCGGGCCGTGCCCTCGTCGTCATTCAAGGACGGCTTGCCCGACATTGGGGGTAAGTGGCCCCCTGAGCCTTTCGACGAGGCGGCGCGCGCTTTCAAGGTGTGGGATGCCTGGTACACCGGCGACCAGGACGAGCTGTTCAACTACTACAGCTCCGATATCGCCCCGACGCGGCCAATTCAGTACCGCTCCGGGTTTCGCGGCAAGGTGGCCCGGTTCTTCTGGGGTCGTCCGAGTCAGCAGGCCACCAAGCGTCTGCATATCCCGGCTCCTGCCGACCTCGCTCGCACCTCTGCCGACCTCCTGTTTGCCCAGCCTCCCCGGTTCGTGTTCGGCGAGGATGACGTCTCCAAGCACCGCGAGGGTCAGGACCGCCTCGAGAAGCTGCTCGGCAGCCCTGAGGCTGCGGCCATTATGCTTGAAGCCGGAGAGCTGCAAGCGGCTCTGGGTGGGGCGTACCTGCGCTTGTGGTGGGACGAGGACTTCTCTGACAAGGTCGAGTTGGCCGCAGTCGCCGCTGACTCGGCCGTCCCCGAGTGGAGATACGGACGTCTGGTTGCGGTGACCTTCTGGACGGTGGTCCACAAGGAGAAGAAGGGTGTCTACCGGCACCTGGAACGGCACTCGCCCGGCAAGATCGAACACGGACTGTACTTCGGGACCGACGACGTACTTGGGGCCAAGGTCGACCCCCGCACGATACCCGACACCGCGTGGGTGGCCGATGTCGCGCCCGAGGGGGTTATCGACACCGGAGTCAAGGGACTCACGGCCGCGTATGCACCGAATGTGCGCCCAAACAGACTGTGGCGCAACACTCCTGGTTTGTCAGCCCTGGGTCGTAGCGACTTCGACGGGCTCGAACCCCTCTTTGACGCCCTGGATCAGTCCTACAGCTCTTGGGTCCGGGACCTCGACCTGGCCAAGGCGCGCATTTTCATCGACGAGAACATACTTGCCAACCAAGGACCGGGCAAGGGCGCGAGTTTCGACCTTGAGCAGGAGGTGTTCACCTCCATCCGGGCGCTGGGCAAGATGGCCGACGGCGGCAACATCCAGAGCACCCAGTTCAGCATCCGCTGGTCTGAGCACGCCAACACTGCCGCCGAGCTACTGAACGCGATTCTGCGGGGCGCCGGCTATTCGGCGTCCAATTTCGCCGACGACACCCTCACGGTCACCAAGACCGCCACCGAGATCGAATCGCGTGACAAGCTCTCCGAGCGCACCCGCGACAAGAAGGCGAACTACTGGAAGGCCGCGCTCCAGCCACTCGCCGAGGCGATGGTGCAACTCGACCACAACATCTTCGGCACCAACTTCGAGCTGAAAGACGCGCCCGAGGTGCGGTTCCCGATCCGCCCCCAGGTCAACCCGTCCACGCAAGCGGGCACACTGTCCTCCCTGGCGGCATCGAACCTGATCTCCATCGAGCAGGCTGTGCGCGAACGCAATCCGAACTGGTCCGGTGACGACGTCAACGACGAGGTCAAGCGGATCAAGAAGGACCTGGATACCGGCATGTCCGGTGGCCAGCCGCCGCAGGAGGACCAGAAAGGGCTGGAGGGCCCACCTCAACGGCCTCAGCAGCAGCCTGAGCAGTCCGACGAGGGCGACGAATAAAAGACCACCGCCGAAGGGCGGTCGCACGCTCCAGATGCGCGCTGCCTCACCAGAAATCACGCCGGGTGCGTGACGAAAGGAACCCATGTCCGACAAGAACGACGACTTCATCGACGACGAGTTCGAGACCGAACCCGACGAGCTTGACGACGAGGTCGATACCCAGGCAGGCGACGTTGACACGGAGTCCGCCGAGGAGTCCTTCTCCCGCGAGTACGTCGAGCAGCTTCGCAAGGAAGCCGCCCAGTACCGCGTCAAGGGGAAGGAAGCCGCACGCCAGGCCGCAGAAGAGGCCGCAGAGCGCGCTCGTGAGGAGTTCGCCCGCGACATCTACACCGCACTGGGGCTGGGCGACGACGACGAGGTAGACCCCGACGAACTGATCGCCGAGGCCAACCGTCAGGCACACGAGGCAGCTGAATCACTGCGCAACTACAAGGTCAAGGACGCGCTGCGCGAGGCCGCGCGTGAGCATTCGGCCAACGAGAAGCTGCTGTTCCCGTTCCTGCGCGGGTCAGACGCCCTCTACGACCTTGACCCCGACGACGAAGACTTTGCCGACCAGGTGTCCGCAGCAGTCGAATCGGCACTCGAAGACAACCCCGAACTCAGGCTCGCCCCGAAGGCACCACGCCGCTCGGGTGGGGACATGTCCGGGGGGAACAACGAGAAGAAGAAGAAAACCCCCGATTCCATCGAAGACCTCATCAAAGCGCGTCGCGAATACCGCGAGAAGCGCTTCGGTCTTCGGTACTAGCTGAAACGAAAGGCCAGTCATGGCAAACGATTTCCTCACACCGGATGTGATCGCCCGTCAGGCGCTCGCAACCCTGTACGAGAACCTGGTCATGGTGCCGCTGATCCACACCGATCACAGCGCCAACTTCACCGGCCCCCAGAAGGTCGGCAACACCGTCAACATCCGCAAGCCCGCCGTGCTCACCGCGTCCGAGTTCAACCGGGCCACCGGCATCGTGCTCCAGGACGTCGACGAGGACAGCATTCCGATCTCGCTGAACAAGATCGCGGACGTGTCGGTGTCGGTGACCTCCGAGGAACTGGCGCTGGACATCCAGTCCTTCGACGACCAGGTCCTCACCCCGGCCACCGAGGCCCTGGGCCAGCACATCGACCGGGCGATCATCACCGAGATGAAGACCAACACGGTCCAGGTCGCCGGTATCACCCCGGCCGGGTTCGAGTGGGACAAGCCCGAAGTGCTCATCGAGGCCGGACGCCTGCTCGACATCCGCAAGGTGCCAGCCTCCCTGCGGCACGCGGTCACCGGCCCGACCACCAAGGCTAAGTGGCTCAGCTCCGACCTGCTCAAGCACGCCGACAAGTCGGGCACCACCGAGGCACTGCGCCGGGGCAGCATCGGCCGGGACCTGTTCGGCATCGACGCCTACCAGACCCAGAACATCGTGCAGCCCGCCGTCTCGCCGGCAAGCGGCCAGCCGACCACCGAGGTTGGTATCGCCTTCCACCAGAGCGCCTTCGCCCTGGTGACCGCTCCGATGGAGGTGCCCCCCAGTGCCTACGGCTCGGTGCAGTCCTACAACGGCGTGAGCATCCGGGTGGTGCAGGACTACGACATCACCAAGAAGCGCACGATCATCTCGCTCGACGTGCTGTATGGCACCAAGACGATCGACGCGGACCGGGCCGTCCTGCTCAAGGGTGCGAACGCGGCATGAGCTACGTCTACACCTCCCTGGAGCCGGGAGGGCAGGTCATCCGCTCGCCGGAGCCGATCGACTACCTGGAGGGCATCGCCCGCTGGGTACGTACCGAGGAGCCCGACGAGGACAAGCCCGCCCCCAAGCGGCGCGCCACGAAGAAGGCTGAGGCCGAGAAGCCTCTCCCCGAGGCCGACGAGCCGGAGACGGCCGTCGTCGAGGGCGAAACAGCCCAGTGATGCGCGCCTACGCCGAGCCGGGAGACTTCACCGACCCGCCACCCACGGGGTTCATCGAGCAGGCATCAGCGCTCGTGGAACTTCTAACCCTGCGGGATGTCTACGAGGTAGACGAGGACGGGTACCCGGTGGAGCCCCGGCTCGTGCAGGCGTTCAAGCGCGCCGTTGTGGCGCAGGTGTCCTACTGGATCACCGCCGACGTGGACCCGAACGTCGGACTCATCGGGCAGGCCCCGGAAGTCACGTCCCAGTCCACTGACGGTGGTTCGGTCTCCTACACCTCGCTGCGCAGCGTCGAAGAACTCAAGACCGCGCTCACCACGCTCTGCCCCGCGGCTCTGGCGATCCTGCGCACCGAACGGCTCACCGACGGCAACGGGGTGCCACTGCTGTGGTAGTCCCGGTCTGGCCGAAGAAGTTCGCGCGCGAGGAGATTCTGCGCACGCCCTTCACGTTCCCGCACGGGGTCATGTACACGGTCCTGCGCCGCACCGTGGCCCCCAGCAGGTTCGGTTCGATGGATGGCGACCACGGCGACTACTCCCCGGTGGGGCAGATCGGCCCGTGCAACGAAATCCGCTCCACCAAGTCCGACACCACCGGGGAGGCTCAGGCCGGTTCGCCCCGCCTAAGTATCACCCTGGGCATCCCGATCGGCTCGGACGTCCAGAAAGGCGACAGGCTCCGCGCCCCCGACGGGGAGGAGTTCGATGTCGAGGGCATTCCCGAGGTCCCGAAGAACCCATTCACCGGCTGGACGCCGCGAATGCACGTGGGGCTGACCCGGACCAGATTTGAGGGCGGCGACGCATGAGCAAGGTCACCCTGAACGAGAACCGCATAGGGGCCGTCGTCCGCGACGCCGCCAGAGATGAGATTGCGCGCAAGCTCAACGCTGGCGCGGACATCTGGCGCTCGCTGGCCCGCAAGGACACCGGGTTCATGGCAAACGCGGTCAATACGGTCATCACCGTCGACCGCCACGGCAACCCCGAAGGGCACCTCGAGTTCGAGGCCCACTACGCGCCGTACCAGGAGTACGGCTTCCGGCATTACCTGTCGGGGGAGTGGGTTGAAGGCCAGCACATCATGCACGACGTACTCAAGGCGATGGGCCAGGCGTGACCGTAGGCCAGTTCCCGGACTCGGAGAACGTCATCTGCGACCTCGCCGAGCAGGTTCTCGGTCCAGGCAAGGCGTTTAACGAGCTACCCGAAGACATCTCCACACTTCTGCCGTGCGCCTGGTGCTTCAAGGTCGGCGGCTCGACCGACGGCATCACCGACCGCCCGATCCTCCAGGTGAACATCATCGCCAAGACCCGCACCGAAGCCCTCGCATTGTCGAACCAGATCAGGGAACTGGTGCTCGACATCCGGGGCCGCAAGGTGGGCGGCGTCCTGGTCGACACCGCCGAGGAACAGAACGGCATCCGCCTGGCAGCCGCCCCGATGCCCAAACAGCCGATGGTGCAGTCGACGTACATGCTCCATTTCCGGCGTCAGTAACCCCCATTCCCCTTCCACCCCCTCGCCTTCGGGCCTGGGGGTTTTCGCATTTCTAGGAGTCCACATGCCCACGCTCGAGGACCTGTCTGCCCTCAAGAACGAGAACATCCGCAAGGCGCTGCGAGGCTTCATCGCCGTCGCCAAGATGGGCGTGATCCCGCCGACGGCGATCACCACCTCGCCCAACTCCCAGCTCCTGCCGCTCTCGGTCGGCTGGAACCGACTGGGCAACCTCTCCAAGCAGTCCGGCCTGAGCTTCCAGCGACAGACCGACAGCTCCGAGGTCGAGTCGTGGGGCCAGGCCGAGCCGACCCGCATCGACTTCACCAAGGACGTCACCAACGTCACCTACGAGTGCCAGGAGACCAAGCGCGCGACGCTGGAGCAGTACTACCAGGTCGACCTGTCCGCGCTGGTGCCCGACGCCTCCACCGGCGAGGTCGCATTCGCCCAGCCCACGGTGCTGCGGAAAATCTACAACCGCATCATCTTCGTCGCCGCCGACGGCTACGGCGAGGACGAAATCTACATCGCCAAGCTCCTGCCGAAGTTCTCGGTCAGCTCGGTTGCCGACTCGTCCTGGTCCGAGAACGACCCGATGGTCTACGGCATCACCGGCACCGCGATGGTCGACTCGGCGCTCGGGTTCTCGGTCAAGCACTTCTTCGGCGGTCCCGGCTGGAAGAAGCAGCTCATCTCCGCCGGGTTCAAGTCGACCTACACGCTGACCATTCCCTCCGGTGCCACCGGCAACTTCGGACTCAAGGTCAACGGCGTCGCCACCTCAACCACCCTCACCGAGGCGTCCACGGGCGCGAACATCGAGACCGCACTCAACGGCCTGGTCACCGTCGGCGCGTCCGGCTCCACTGGCTCGGGCGCTGCGGGCGGTCCGTACACGATCGCGCTCGTCAACGGTGGTGACCTGTCGGTCGTGCCGGGGACCATGACGCCTGTTCTGTCCTGAGTTCTAGCTGAAAACGGGGTGGGTCGTCCCCCGTTTTCAGCTAGTCCACCTTGGTCCATAGGCAGTTGGAACTGGTCGTAATCCGAACGCCGTTGCTATTGAGGTGGAGCGATTGCCCCCAGCGCGCGAAAAGGCTGACAAGGTTCTCGCCAGTGCTATCGCGAATTACCACGGGGCAATCATCGCCATCGTCATCAGCAGGGAGTTTGAGTCCACTCTCCACCCGCTCAACCCGATACTGCCCCGTCGTTACGTCTCGCCCGACTGTGACGCTCTGGTGCTCCGAGCCCCCGAAGCTGCTCGCCAGGGTGGTTGGCGAGCTGATGATCGGCGATTTGGTCGGCTCAGCGGTCGTCGACCCGCCGCACCCAGCAACCACCCCAACAGCGGCAATCGCCGCAATCCACTTACGCATCCCGCGATTATCCACAATCCACCGCACCCAGGAGAACGAATGTCCTTCATTCCCGTCACCCTCGTCTCGCCGTCCGGTATCGAGGAGCACGTCACCGACCCGACCCGGTACAACAACCTGGTCATGGGCAACGGGTACAAGGTCAAACCCGAACCCAAGCCTGAGCCGGCGAAGGTCGACGAGGCCGAGAAGCCGGTGACCAAGCGGGTCGCGAAGTGACCGCCAAGCCTCCCGCCAAACGCGCGCCGACCAAGAAGGCCAAGCCGAAGGTCGAGCACCCGACGGTCATCGACGGCGACGTGCTCGACCCGACCACGCTCGACACATGGTCCCGGCTCAAGTACGAGGCCGCGCAACTGCGCGCCGACGACCCGAACGGTGATGAGACGCCCCGCCAGTTCACGCCGTTCATCATCGACGTCGTCGACCCGCCGATCGTCATCCAGTCACCGACCACCGCGATCCAGCAGGTGGTCATCTCCAACCTGGTCGACATCAAAGGGGCGGTGAAGCTCCAGGACGTGCACGACCTGCTCGAAGCCGTCGTGGGGGACGAGACCGAGTTTGCCCGGCTCAAGTCGCTTATGATCTCCCAGCGGTTCGATGAATACATGATCGGCGGGCTCATCAAGCTGATCCGCGACCACTTCCAGGCTCAGGTGGGCAAGGGGAGTGACGCAGTGCCGGGAAAATCCCCAGCCTGATCGCGCTCTTCGACAAGTTCGGCGACGAGATCGCTTACGACTTCCAGCGCGAGCTTGGCATCAGCATCTACGACTACTTCCACGGCGTACGCCCGTGGGGGGAGCTGTGGCGCTTCCTCGGCAAGCTCCCCAGGGGCACCTGGTACCAGAACGCCATCCTGCGGGACGAGGAGTTCGCCCAGGAAGCGATCACCGAGCACCAGGCCCGAATCAAGGCAGGACTGCCCGGACTCGACGACGAGGACGCACCCGAGAGCTTCGTCGGCCTCAGTCGCGAAGTCGAGACCCTGATTCACATCGCGAACACGCTCCAGGTGTTGATCGCGACGACGGTAGCCGTCCAGGGCGGAAGCCCCGGCAAACCGCCCCAGCTCCCGTACCCCAAGAGCCGGTTCTCCGAACTGCTCGCCGAGGCCGACAGACAAGCCTCCGACAACCTTGCCGCGATGTGCGGCCTCGACTGACCCGAAGGGGGCGCCATGCCCGGTGGCACAACCCACGGTGGAACAGTCCAGATCACGATCGTCGCCGATGTCACCGACTTCAACCGGAGTGTGCGCAACGCCGCGCGGGCCGCGTCGGTGGGCACGAAGGTCAAGGTTGGGTTCGAGGTCGACGACAACGAACTCAGAACCAAGGTCCAGGCGGCGGTCGCGGCGGCAGGCTTGGGGTCTATCAACATCGGCGTCGCCGTCGACTTCGCCGAGTTGGGGCGGCAGCTTCGCAACGTCACGCGCGTTATCGAGACGTACAACCGCACCCAAGGCCCGGTTATCCGCATCCGGTTCGATACCGACGGTGGCCTACAGTCGCTCCTGAGCAGCCTCCAGGGCACGATGAGCCTCGGCCTCGGCGGGGGCCTCATTGGGCCGCTGACGCAACTAGCGAAGCTGTCCTTCGTGCCACTGGCCGTTTCTGCGGCCCAGGCGGCAGGCGCGATCGCATTGCTCCCCGCAGCGATCGGCGGTCTCGCCGGGGCGATGGCCGTGCTCAAAATGGGCATGTCCGGCATCTCGGATGCCTTCTCGGCTGCAAGCGCTGCCGCCGAGGCGGCGGAGGACTCCACGGGAGACCTGGCACACGAGGCGCAGCTCGCCGCCGAGTCGGTCCAGAGCGCGAAGGAAGGGATCGTTCGCGCCCAAGAAGGCATTTCGGACGCATACCGGGGTGTCGCCGACGCCCAGAAGTCCCAGCGCGAAGCCGTCGAAGACCTCAACGATGCCTACCGGGACCAAGCCCGCGAGCTGCGCGACGTCAACGACGAACTCAAGAACGCAGAGCTCAACACCGAGAGCGCGGCGATCTCGGTTGCACGCGCCAAGGAAAATCTCACCAAGCTCAAGGCGCAATACGCCAAGGGCGAGGCGAGCGCGCTGGACGTCCGCGAGGCCGATCTGCGGGTGCGTACCTCGATGCAGAGCTACCAGGAGGCTAAGCAGAACGCCGCCGACACTCGGGTCAAGGCTGCCGAGACCAACGAGAAGGGCATCGAGAACGGCGACATCGTCAAGTCGGCGAAAGAGAAGGTCCAGTCGGCGAACGTGAGCGCCATCCAGGCCACCCGCTCTCTGCGGGATGCCCAACTCTCCCTGCGAGACTCGAATATCGCCCTCCGCGAGGCGCTGTACGCCCAGGCGCAGGCAACCAAGTCCGCCAGCGGCATGACGGATGAATACGAGAAGGCCCTCGCCAAGCTCGCCCCCAACGCCCGCGACTTCGTCGAGAAGGTACGCGGCCTCAAGGACGAGTTTGGCGACCTCAAGAAGACGGTCCAGAACAACCTGTTCGCAGGGATGGGCGACTCGGTCGCCGCCCTCGCCAAGGACTATCTGCCCGCCCTCACCAAGGGCCTCGGCGCGATCAGTACCTCCACGAACACCGGCGTCAAAGACATCTTCATGATGATGCGCGACCCTCGGGCCATTGCCGACTGGGGCGACATGTTCGACGGTATGGCCAAGTCGATGGCCCCCATGCTGCGCGGCGCTGGCGAGCTGGGCCGCATGTTCGCGACTGTCGGCGGCGGCTCGGCTCAGCACCTCCCGAAGATCGCTCGGGAGTTTGAGCGCTACATGAGCAAGGCAGCGAACTCGCTCCAGGTCATGTCCGAGGACGGGCGGCTCAGCCGCTTCATCTCCAACGGCATCCGCAAGGTCAAGCAGCTCATCGAAGTCGGGTCGCAGGCTGCACAGATCTTCGCGAAGATCCTCTTGCCGGCATCGGGTGCGGGTGACGACGGCTGGAACTACGTCCTTGACATGCTCAAAGACTGGAATGAGCAGCTTGGCGAGGGCGGCGTGGCGACTAAGCTCGCCTCGTTCTGGTCCTCCATTGAGCGCATCACACTCTCGCTCATCAACTTCGGGGCGGCACTCGCTGGCGCTGGCTTCGGTGTCTTCCTGCCAATCCTGGAGACGATCGCGCAAGTCTTGGAGCCGGTCGCCACCTGGCTTGCGACCGCCGACGGCGCAGCGCAACTGCTCGTCATCACCCTCGGTGGTCTCTATACCGCTTTCAAGATCGGCGGGATTGTCACGGCAGCGAGTAAGGCTTTGGCCGGGTTCAGCGCCGCAGCAGCAGGTGCCAGCGGCACGGGCGGCGCGGTGGGTATGGCAGGCAGGCTCAGGTACGCCCTCGGCTCGGCCGGTCTCCTGGGCGCGCTCGGCGGTCCGGTCGGACTTGGCGTTACCGGCGCCCTAGTTGTCGGCGTTACCTGGCTCGGCAAGTACCAGGACAAGCAGCGCGAGGCGGCGGAGGCGGCGCGCGAGCACAAGCGGCGCGTCGACGAGCTGACCGATTCGCTCAACACCCAAACCGGCGAGCTGGACAAGAATGGCTGGGCCGCGCTCGATGCCTCCATGAAGAAGGACGGCACCTACCAGGATATTGCCAAGGCCGGGGTTGACACCAAGACTTACATGCAGGCGATGGGCGGCGACGAGCGCGCACTCGCGAAGGTCAACGCGGCCCTGGACTCGAATACCTTCTCGCTCTTGGAGAAGGCGGGGGTGTTCGACGAAAAGGGGAGCGATGCCGATCCCCGACTGCGGAGCACGCTGGTACTTAGAGAGGGCGGATTCAGTCAGCAAGACTACGTGGCGGCATACCGAGGCAATGCCGACATGCGGGCGCGAATGGAGAAGTTTCACCCCGCCTGGGGAAAGCAGTACTGGGATCGGGTTCGCAGGGGCGTCGAGGACAACGAGTACAAGACGCCGCTCAGTGACGATGAGCGAGAAATCCTCAAGTCCACCCGTCGCGCAGGTGCCGACCTGGGTAATCAGACCGACGCCCTAGCTACTGCCCGCCAGAACAAGGCCGACCAGAACGAGCGGACCGAAGCCTTCCGTGAGCAGGTGCAGGACCTCCAGTTCGAGGAGGGGGCAAAGAAGTGGTCGACCATCGAGGTCGACCCATCCACGATCGACGACCTGGACAAGATCGACGGCTTCTGGACCAAGTTTGGCCTGGATCGCAGCAAGCAGGACCCGGTCACCAAGAAGGTGACGGTCACCGTCAAGGACGATGAAGCACTAGCCAGACTCCAGGTCGTCCAGGAGAACACTGACGTTCTCGCGGCCATGAAGATCAACCCCGAGATCAGCCTTGAGGACGCACAGTTCTACGCGAGGTCCAAGGACGCAAAGGAACAACTGGAGGACATCGAGAAGAAGGGTCCTCACCCCGAGGTCGCACTTGAGCTACAGAAGCTCAAGGAGGGCAAGGCGCTTTCGTTTACCGAACTCCAGAAAATCACCAACTACTTCAAGGACAAAGAGAATATCCCCGAAGCCCAGCTCCTCCTCAAGCAGCTTCGCAATGACATCAAACTCGCGGATATCGACTTGAAGCAGTTCACCGACAAGCGGCGGACGGTGACGTTTGGCGTGCGGATCGGCGCGGGGTCGGGGGTGTCGGCAGGCACCCATTGGCAGGAGTATATCGGTGCCGAGGGGAAGGTGCGGGGGGATGCCGACGGTGGACGCAAGACCGGCGGCTTGATCCCATCCTTCGCCGAGGGCGGCGAGGCTGGGCGCACCTCCGACGGCGCGCTCTATGGCCCCGGCACCGGCACCTCCGACTCCATCTTGGGCGTGAACTACCAAGGCGTCCCGACTGCCTGGGTGTCCAACCGCGAGCGCGTCATGACCGAGCGCTCTCGTGCCGGCGGCAACGAAGCGCTCCAGGTCGCTATGAACAAGGGGTGGCAGGCGTCCCCGGCGGTCGCTGCGCAGCTGCTCGCTCTGCCTAAGTTCGCCGGTGGCGGCACGGTCGCACTAGGGAATATCTCGGGCGAGGGCATCACCACCGAGATTCAGCAGGCGATGTGGGATGTCATTCGGGCACAGTTCCCCGAAGCGGTGCTGTCCAGCGCAACTCGCACCGTAATGACTGAGGGTCATCCCGATAATCACAATGCGGGGCGTGCGATTGACCTCGGGGGCGACTGGGGCAACTTCCCCAAGCAGGCCGCGTGGATTTTCGCGAATTACGGCTCCGAGACGCTTGAGCTGATCCATAGCCCGTTCGACCACAATGTCAAGGACCGCAAGGATGTCGGCGACGGTTACGGCTTCTACGGCTCGGGCACAATGGCTGGCCATCGTGACCACATCCACTGGGCAATGGACCACGCTCCCACTGACGTCCCCAAGCTCTCCGACGAACAGATTCAGCAGATCGTCAACGGGATCCTGACTTTCGATAAGCTCTACGACTCAAACGGTAAGAAGGTCGACGTCGGCGACCTCTACGGCGTCAACGAGGGCACCAGAGTCAATTCGACCTACGATCCCTCGCTCTACCCGTGGAGCAACGACGGTCTGACCAACGAGCCCGAGTCAACCGATAACAACAACAACAACAACAATGACGACGGAACCCCGACCACGATCTCCGGGTGGGTGTCGAAGATCGCTGCCGGTGCCGCGCGCGACTACACCCAAGACTTCCTGGGTGTCTTCGGGATCAGCGACAACATCCCGATTCTCGAAGCGTTCAAGGCGGGCGTCGACGCCGACGATGACAAGGTGCCGTGGGACCAGAAGAAGCTCCAGACCCAGCTCTACAAGGCCACCGGCGGATTGCTCGGCAAGGACCGTTCCGACGAGCTGGACACCTCGGACAAGAAGAAGGACAAGACCAGCGCCGAGGAGCAGAAGTGGCGCAAGGAATCGGCCACCCGCCGCGACAGGTTCTTTGCCGCGATGACCAAGCTCGACAACCTCAAGAAGTCGGGGAAGATCAGCCAGACCGAGTACGACAAGCGGCTGGCCAACCTGCAAGAGGCGTTCTACACCGAGCAGACCGACGCCGACACTGCGTACGCGAACCTCAAGACCAAGCGTGACCAGGAGAATCAGGGCTTCGACTACCAGAAGTCGATCAAGAAGCTGAACTCGGACCTCAAGGCCAAGAAGATCACGCAGGACGAGTACGACAAGGAAGTCAACCGGCTCCAGGGTGCCTACCTCCAGTCGATTCAGGCTTCGGTCGAGCAGCGCCAGACCGAGCGCGCCGAGCAGCAGCAGAAGGACCAGGCTGCCAAGGACGAGAAGAAGCAGAAGGAAGACGAGAAGAAGGAAGACAACAAGGCCGAGCGCAAGAAGCTCGCCGGTGTTGGCAACCTGACGAATCAGTCTTCCCGCGAGGAGATCGCCAAGGCAATTCTTGGCGAGGCAACCAGTCGCGGATACTCCGATCAGGACGCCACGGCGACGCTCTCCACGGCCCTCCAAGAGTCGGACCTCATCATGCGGAACAACCCGCAGGGCTGGAACGGTATCTACCAGCAGGACACCAGCTACCCCGGCCGCGACAACGTGAACACGAACATCTCCGAGTTCTTCAATCGGCTCGACATCAAGCGCGCTTCCGAGGGGGCGTCGTCGGACATCTGGAAGAACATTTTCTGGCTCCAGCAGGCTCCGAGCATCGACACCGCCGAGAATGCGTTCGCCGGGGGGCGCCAGGGCTACATGGACGAGATCAAGTCCAAGCTGACCGAGGCGCAGACCATGACCGCGACCTATCTCTACGACCGTGGCGGCTACCTCATGCCCAATGAGGTCGGCACGAATAGGACCAAGAAGCCCGAACCAGTCCTCACCGACGACCAGTGGCAGGACGTCTCAGGCATTCTGACCTCGCTCCAGAACGGCAGCATGGCCGAGGTCGCCCAGGGCGCGGCCAAGACCGCGATCTCGGCGATTCCCGGCGTCGGCCCGGCCGGTGCGGCGGCGGTCGACACGTTCTACGGCGCAATGAAGGGCGTGAACAACGCGGCGCTGCAAGGTCTCAACTTCGCCCAGTCGCTCAAGAGTCAGGGCGTCGCGGCAATCACCCAAGCGGCCAACCACGCCACCAGTACTCGCACGAACAACAGCTCGTACTCGCCCACGTACAACATCCACGGCATGGAAGCCCAGCAGGCTCTCCGGCTCACCAAGCTCCGGGAGAACCGCGAGGCGATGGGGTACGCGGGCGGGCGGCGATAGGAATCGACCAATCTTCGGTCGATCATTCCCCGGTGGTTACCCGACCCCTTGGGTGGCAACGTAATTCAATAGGAGCCCGACTTGGCCGACGGCGATACCGCGACAGTAGAGATCATCGGCACCCGAGGCGACTACTTCCTCACCTCCGGCAAAGGGTTTCAGGGCAAGGTCGAACTCGCACTGAGCCCGCAGGGAATGCTCGACGTGCCGATCACGACCATCTGGAACGAGACCGCGTTCGGCTGGGGTGCTCGGTGGGGCGGGATGCGCTACAACCGGCGCGACCTGGTGCTCGGGTTCAACATCCTGGGCGACACCGCCAGTGAATGGCAGGACAACAACGACAGCTTCCGGTCGAACTGGTCCTACACCGAGGACTCAACCATCCGGGTCACCACCGAGAAGTGGGGCACCCGCGAACTCCGATGCCGCCTGACCGAGGCGACCGAGGAGAAGATGGAGCGCGACCCGCGCATCTGGGCCAAGTCCGAGTTGGTGCTGACCCTGACCGCCGGGTGGCCGTTCTGGACCCAAGAGGACGACACCTACGAGTTCGAGACCGTCGGGTCCGCGCAGTCGTTCACCTTCCCCGGCGTCAACGAGACCGACATGCCCGCCTATCCGGTGTTCGTGCTCGATGCCCCCGGCATCTGGATGCTCCCTGACCGCTCCTACGGCTCGGACGAATGGGGACGCTTCGGGATCGACGCCAACCGGAATATCACCATGCCCGCCCTGACGTCGGTGGGCATCACCGTCAACTACGACCCGACCGAGGAGACGATCGTGGCCGACGACGGTTCTCAAATCTGGGGCCTGCTCCAGAGTGAGCCGCTGTACGCGATCCCCCCGCAGGCCGGTATCGCCGACGACCCGGTGAACCTACCGGTGTCGGTAACCGGCGCGAGCGCGGGCGCAGCCTGCCAGGTGCGCATTCCCCGGAACTTCCAGCGGCCGTGGGGGCTTGCCGGGTGAGCGTGTCAGTCGCCACCAAGGGCCGCTTGGACACTCGGCACTTCACCCACCGGACGGTGCGCAGAATGAGGCGCGCCCGCAAGATCAACCAACCGCTGATCCGACTGTGGGACGGCGACTGGAAGTACCGGGGCCGGGTCTCCAATGCGATCAGCGCGAGCTTCCAGTGGAAGCTGAACGAGACCGGCGTCGCGGTCATTGAGATTCCCCTGCATCACTTCCTGGCCAAGTGGGTACTCGACGTCGACCACCGGCTGCGCAACGTCCACATCACGATGGACCGCGACGGTGCCAGGTGGGGTGGGCGGATGACCTCGGCGGTCGCCGACGTCGATGACTCGGGCAAGGAACGCCTGATCCTGACCTTCAACCACGACTACGAAGAACTGCGCTACATCCTCGCCTGGTGTAACCCGTTCCTTCCTGCGGCGTTGCAGTTCCCGCGCTCGTTCCTGCTGGCCGGTCCGAGCATCTACATGCTCAAGCTGGCGCTGTTCGTGAATCTGATCCGCATCTACGGCAACCTGTGGAACATCCCGGCCGACCCGCTCAACCCGGCCAACCAGACGAACCTGAACATGGCGACCTGGTGGATTGTCGTCAAGCCGTCCAGCTTCTTCGGCGACTCCTCGCTGTGGACGATTCTGCACAGCCGGTTCCGCACCTGGGCGGACATGGCCGAGAGCACCCTGGAAGATGCCCAGCTCATGGTCGTGTGCCGTCGTTGGCTCACCGGAGACCCCCAGCCGTGGCCGGGGTTCACCCCGCGTCACGGCGCGCTGGTCATCGACATCGTTGACAAGTCCGGGTACTACAGCGGCACAGGCACTTCCGGCACGATCTTCGACGGGCTGACCCGCACCATCGCGCAGATGGCCGACGACTTCATCACCGAAACCCTGGACCTGCTCACCGACTCGGTCGATGACACGCAGTACCTCGTCCAGAACTGGATGGGGACGATGCCTGCCAGACCGTGGGTGATCCTCCGCTGCGGGGATCGAAGTCCGATCACGAAGTCCACCTTCACTATTACGCCCGCCACCGCCATTCAGGTGGTCGCGGGCGGACACTCGATGCCGTTTGTCAACGAGACGATGTCGGCGGCGATTCAGACGCTCGCTGGCGGTCTCGGCGGCCTCTTCGGCTTCTCTGCCCTGGGCAATATCGTCGACACCCTGCTCAAGCCGATCTATGAGGACACCGTCCTGGCGTGGTGGAACTTCCGCCACATCGTGCGCGCTATGCACGCCGGAGGCTCGCACTACAACGAGATGCTGGCCGACGACAACAGCCGGGCCTACTCGCTGTCATCACTGCTCGCACTGCGCACCGCGTTCTGGGCCACCCGGTCCCGGTTCTCGCACACTGTCGAGTTCGACGCGGCGGCGGTGCCGTGGATCGTCGGCGACAACGGCTGCGGCCACTTCTTCCTCGGGGACCGCATCGGTTCGACCATCAAGGGCGGGCCGGTCGGTCGGGTGTGGGTCGACCAGGTACAGGAACTCACCTTCACCCTCGACCGCTCCAGCACTCCGGGGTGGAAGTGCGTCATCGGGGACCGCAAGGATAACGAGGAGCCGCAGGCGCGGATGTTGCGGCGGATTCGCGAGGTCACATCAGCACTGTCTGAATTGGGCGTTCTGTGACTCGAATATCCATCACTAACGAGAGACTAGGCAACGTTGTCTACCAGGACAATTCACACCCAGGCCGACATGGAGGCCGACCCCGAGAACCCGAGACTGCATCTGGCGTGGGCGCTGGTGAGCATCAAGACCACCGACGGCGGGATCATGCTCAACCACCCCGATGACCTCGAACGCTGGTCCGAGCACCTGTTCAAGGCCGGGTACCGGTTCCACCCCGAGTGCCAGGAGATCAAACGTCTCCCGCCGCGCCGGGGCGATGAGCACTGGCTCAACCCGACCTACCAATGGGTGCCGATCGACACCCCCGACCCCGCGCCGATCCGCACGCCCGACGTCACCCAGTACACCCAGTACGAGCAGGCCGACCTGCTGGAGCAGATGGTGCGCGATGGCAAGTTCGCCCCCGAGCAGATCGACGACATGCTCGCGCGCGGGCAGATACGCGAGGACCGGATCGCCCCAGCCCCCATGCTGGCCCGGCCTGAACCGGTCATCGACGTCTCGCGGCTCAAGGACGTCCCGCGTCCTGAGCCCAAGAAGCACAAGAGGCGCAAGAGGTGACCTCACCCGATGGCGCGTCCCCGTCAGGGGCCAGTGGCTACGCCAACGTCGGCGACCTGCAAGACGTCACCCAGGAGACCGTCGACGGGCTCTACCGGACCCCGCTCCAGAACAAGATCGCCACCCAGCAGGGCAACGCCCTGAACTGGATCATGGCCCCGGTCAACGCCCTGGGGTCAGCCATCTTCCAAGGATGGTTCGGGGTCTCCGGGCTCCCCGACCAGAGCGCGGCACTCAAGGCCGAATACACCCTGGAGGCGGTCAAGGACGCCGTCATCAACGGCTACATCGTGCACACGATGACCTCCTCGGAGACCTTCACCGTCACCGACGAGATGAGCGAGCTGATCGTCGTCCTCGTCGGCTCGGGGGACCGTGGTTCTAACGCTGGTGCCACCTTCGGGGTGGGCGGGCTCT